TTGAATTGACGATGACGGAAATCGACGAATTAAGAAACAACTCAAATTATTATGCCGAAGCGGGAGTTTTCAAAGACCTTGAATCCAATTATGGAATAACCCTCGGAAAGGTTATTTTATATCTGCGTGGTGAGAATGCCAGAATAAAAATAGGCTTGCGCCCCGATGAGGTTCGTGTAGATCTAAGATCCTATTTCGACTATGCAAAAATGTGCATAGTAGCAGGGTATGATCTGACGGTAAAATCAGTGGCTTTTCCAAAACCGTTTTGGGCAGCACATGACAGAGTCACAGAAATAATCCAAGAGATCAGAGAGGCAAAAAAAGTAGCAGAAGAGAGAAAATCTGCAAAGGCTTTCATGGAAAACCAGAAAAAAATATTCAAGACATTCGATCCGTATGTATCCGGAGACCTTGTTGTAATGATTCCGACATCCGCCGCAGATCTCCGGCGTGAAGGAGAGACTCTTGGTATATGCGTGGGCAATGGCCTTTACGCAGGAAACATTGTAAAAGGAGTCTCCGGAATTGCTTTTGTGAGAAAAAGCAATGTTCCGGGAAAAGCATTTTATGTATTGGAAATTTCACCGAAATATAAACTACTTCAGCTTAGAGGAAAACATAATCGCAATGGACCGGAAGAAATAATAAGTTTCGTTGAAAACTGGCTTTCAGAACTGAAAACAAAAAAACAAAAAGCCGCATAACCCATGGTCATCGTTGATAGAAAAAAGGAGAAGAAAAAAATGGAAATAGTTGATGTAAAAGATGTGAGAACCCCGGAAACCGTAGTAGCAGAAATCAAGGCAACATATACCCAGGTCGAGAATGTTGCCATGCTGGGATTCGTTTCTATCGGGAAAAACCTGAAAGAGCTCAAGGACCTTGTCCCTCATGGAGAATGGCTTGGATATATAGAAAAAAACCTATCCTGGAGTGAAAGAAAGGTTCAACAGTTCATGCAACTGGCTGATCGCTTCGGCAATGAGAACAGTCCTCTTTCAAATCCGCAAACGTTTGCGGATTTGGGATTCTCAAATGCATTAAAGCTCTTGGCATTACCGGATGAAGACATCGAACAGATAGCCGAAGAGCATGACGATATCGGATCTGTATCCACAAAGGAACTGGAAGCAGCCATCGAAGAATATAAAGCCAGAAATGAGAACCTTGTGGAGCAGCTGGAAAAAACCACCCATGAAAAAGAAGAACTGGAAAGGTCAGGGGCATCTCCGGAGGATCTGTCCAAAGCGGAGGAAAAGATACAGAAATTGAAAGATAAACTTGCCCGGGCTGAAGAGGACAAAAAGAATGCAGTCAATGATGCGGAAGAAAAAGCCAGGAAGAAGGCTCAAGAAGAAGCCCGGAAAGATCTTCAGGCAGAGATCACTGCTGCAGAGAAGGCCCGGGCTGAAGCTGTAGCCAAAGCTGCTACAGCAGAACGGAAGGCAGAAAACGGTAAAAAGAATCATTTAGTCGCCTTCAAGATTCACACAGACAATCTTCAGGATGATTTTGCATTTGCGATAACCTGTATAGAAGAATCCATAGAAACTGAAGAAAAAGAAAAAATGAAAACTGCTCTGAAAAAGGTACTCGAATTATGCGAAAACAGACTTGGGGTTTAAAGGATATTACTGAAGAGGAAAGAGAAATGAAACACTATTCAGAATGCCATGAAAAACAAAGCGAATTTACCAGATTGCTCAACGCCGGCTGGGCGCTGAAAGATATATCAGGATTTTTGGAAGTCGATTATTACACAATCAGAAGATGGCAAGAAAAATTGCTATTACAAGAAAATGTCTGTGAAGAGTCTGACCTTAAAAAATGTCGTACCGAGCCGTTTGCAGCAGCGGAATATGCCGAACTGCAAAAACGAGAAACACTCGCTATGCTATCACCTGTTATATGTAAGGAAGGAGAAAATAACATGACAAAACGCGAAGAAAAATGGGGTGAGTTCGTAAAGCTCACAGAAGAAGGGAAAACCTGTAAAGAAACAGCTGAAGCCTTAGGTGTGTCCATACAGTCAGTAAGCCTATGGCGTGCAGAACTTAAGAAGCATAGGGCATCCGAAAAACCTGAAGAGGTAATAAAAGCAGAACCGGATACGGCTACAACAGATATGGCCAAAGATGTTGCTGCCAAAACTGGGAATGTCATAAACACGGCGCGCAAAATCGGGAATATTCCGGACAATAGTGTAAAACAAGAGAAAAAACCGGAAAAAAGTGAACAATCTGAGAAAGGAACATTAGCCCGGTTTAACCGGCCATATCTCCAACGCATAGATCAGCTTATAGACACCATGGCTCCGATATGCGCTGGCGACGACAACACGCTTCAAGAGACGGCCAAACTGGCGTATAAAATTCTACTACATGGATTAAGCGATGAATTTCCTGTAAACGAACTATCTGAAGAGGAGGGGTAGATATGAAACGGTTGCTCCCAACAATATTACTGGTCCTTTTCTTATTGCCCTGCATTAGAACAAATCGCAGAGTCATAATTATGGAGAGCAGAGAAATAGATCCAGAGTGGAGATTCGATAGAAAAGAGTGGAAGAGATGAGAGATAAAGAACCGAAAAAGCCGGAGCTGAAAATATTAAAATATCATTGTGGTGCGGAACCAATTACACCAGCTTAATTGTGCAGAAATGAGCGCCGGCAGCGGGCAAATATGGTACGAGCTTAAAACAGAAACAGTGATTGAATAGGAGGCAAAGCGTTATGGCCAAAGATATCAAATATAACATAGAAGAGCATATGGCTACCATAAGCAGAAATAACGGCGGATGGTCACTGGAGATAAACAGAGTCTCATGGGATGATAAGCCGGCAAAAATAGACATACGGACCTGGAACGAAGATCATACACGAATGAGTAAAGGGTTACGTTTGTCAGATGAAGAATATCAGAAGTTATGGGAGTATTTCCGGAGCTTATAAACTTACATTATATATAAGGAAAGCAGAGCGCCATGAAGAGGCGCATAAGATGTCCGTAAGAGTATTATTAATTCGTAGAGGAAAACATGAATATCATAAAAGAAACATGTGTCGCTGGCGCATGCATAGACACCACATATAAATTTTCTACCAGATTCATGAATCGAAAAGGAAAACGAGCAGCAAAAATGAATCCTACACCTGATGATGTCTGGAAGGTGAATACAAGAAATGCCGAACGAGATCTTTCGAGGATTCTCAATCATAATTTTTCTCCGGGAGATTGGCATCTGGTATTAACATATAAGACCGAGCCCACAGCAGCAGAGGCGAAGAAACATAAAGAATACTTCTGTCGGTTGGTCAAAGCCTGGGCTGACAGGAACGGGGATGAGTTCCGATGGGTGGCGGTCACAGAGTATAAACACGCAAGGATACATCATCACATCGTGAGCTCGCATCTGCCACTGGAGATGCTGAACGAAATGTGGAAGCATGGATACGTCAGAGTGACACCACTGGATAAGACCAGGAACTATACAAAGCTGGCGCACTATTTGATCAAAGAAACATCCAAAACTTACCGCGAAGAGGGAAGTGTGAATCATAGGCGCTGGACCTGCAGCCGGAACATTGTCAGACCGGAAGTGAAAAGACAAATAGTTTCCGAGCGGGAAATGTATAAAGACATAAAACCATTAAAAGGTTATTACATAGATCAGGATTCTATCTGCAGGTACGACCATAAAATTACTGGTCTGCCTCATCTGGAATATACACAGGTGGCCATTGCAAAGCCGAGATACAAACGGTGGTACAAGGGAGACGTGATAAAGAGAACTGAAAATTATAATCATCTGCTGCACCACGAAAAGCAGCTGGCTTTTGATATGAATGAAGGAGTAAGCGAATGAAGAGAGTGGAAGTAGAGAAACTCAGGATATATCAAGCAAAGGCAAGAGCCGTCGCTCTTAGTATGCTACATCCAGAGCGTACGATAGTAAGGGACTGGTATACTGATTATCGTTCAGGCAAAGGCGTACCCAAGCCCATGGTGGGATTTGATGACGGCCAGGAAAAATTCAAAGAGTTGGATAAAGAACTACAGGAAATTAAAAAGCAGATGAATGACAAGGTTGCAGAAATAGAAAGGTGGCTTATGGCGATTGATGAAATAACCGATGACGAAACCTGTACCATACTCAGAGACTATTACAGAAACTGTATGACTCAAGAAGAAATTGGGCAGGAACTTGGATATGAGCAGCCAGCCATCTCAAAGAAAATAGATTCGTTCTGGAAAACATACCATGAGTGAATTGGAATACAAAGAATATAAAATTTGTTATATTATGTATGTGGAGATGAATAAGTAAGACCGGAGGCGAAAAAGCTTCCGGCTTTTATATTATGGCAAAAGAATATGCGAAAAAGTTTTATAACAGCATCGAGTGGCAAAGCTGCAGGCAAGGATACATTGCACACCGGATCAGCAAGGACGGTGGGATCTGTGAGCATTGCGGCGAAAGCCTGGGATATATCGTGCATCACAAAGAAGAGATTACTTCTACAAACATACATGATCCTACGATAACGCTGAACCATGAAAACCTTGAATATGTGTGCAAGGGATGCCATGACGATATGCATGGGAATGCTTTTGCGGGCACAGCGATGGAACACAACTTCTCTGCAGATGGTCAGCCAATACCGAAAGCAAAAGTAATTATAGTTTATGGAGCACCGGCATCAGGAAAAACCAGATGGGTTGAAAACAATAAAGACCCAGAAGATATGGTTTTGGATTTAGATGAAATCAGGCGGGCGTGTCATGGAAACTTAAGAGATGCGTTGAACAAGCGTGATGAATTATATGCAAACATACAAACCGGAAAGATAACCGGGAAGATATATGTGATTGAAACAGCGGCCAGAAAAAACCGAAGAGAATATTTAAAGCATAAGCTAAACGGCGAACTTGTTTTTATTAAATCGACAAAGCAAGATTGTTTAAACAGGGCAATGGCAGATCCGAACCGTCACGATAAACAAACACAACGATATATCATAGAAAAATGGTTCAAAGAATACGAAAATGATTAAAAAAGAATCGAAAATGATACAAACTCACAGGAAAATAAAATGACAAACATACCTGTATACCCCCCTATAAATTTTTTATTAAATTTCTGGATAAAGCCCGTGGGGGAAACTTTTTTGTAAATAACAGGGAAAAACCACATGAGGGGGTATAACGTAAAAGGAGCAAAAACATGGCCGGGAAAAAGAAGATTAACGCGGAGGAAGAAAAAGCAAGGAAGAGGCGGATAAATAAAACAATAAAACAGTTTGAGAATATTTTCAAATGTGCAGATGATAATAAAAACGCCGTCGCAAAAAAAATATATACGGAGATCGCATTTATGGAGGAAACACTCCGGGAACTCAAGAACACCATAAACTCAGAGGGAGCAACGATCATTGCTACAAACGGGAACGGGTTTAAAGTGCCGACGGAAAATCCTGCTCAAAAATCCTATAATACAATGATTCGCAATTACAATGGTGCGATTAAAAATCTCGCAGCTCTTCTGCCGAGGAGTGTAGCTGGCGATGATACGAATGATGCGTTTGAAAGGTTTATTGAGAGCCGTGATGATATATGAATCCGATAATGGAATACTGGAAAGAGATTGAATCAGGACGTGTACCAGTATCAGACAAAGTATATAGAACGTATAAAAAAATCGTATGGGATCTCGAACATCCCGGGGATTTTTTATATTCCGAAAAACGAGCAGAACACATAATAACATTTTTCGAAAAATATTGTCGGCATTCCAAAGGTAAGTGGGGCGGTGCACCGGTGAAACTTGAACCGTGGGAAAAGGCGCACCTTGCAACCGTATGTGGATTTGTAGACACAAACGGATTGCGGAAATATACAAAAGCCGTTTTGATAGTCGGAAAGAAAAATGGCAAATCATTGCTGGCTTCTGGTGTCGGTTTGTATTTACAGGTAGCAGACGGAGAAGCCGGACCGGAAGTTTATGCCGCCGCGACAAAAAAAGACCAAGCAAAAATAATATGGAACGAGTCAAAGAGGATGGTCAAAAAATCACCGGCTTTGCGCAGCAGAATCAAATGCCTTGTGGGTGAGCTTTCCTCGGAAGATTTTAACGAGGGTACATTCAAGCCACTCTCTTCGGATGTAAATACTATGGACGGGCTTAATGTCCATGGCGCATTGATGGATGAGATCCACCAATGGCAGAATGGCCTTGATCTTTATAACATAATCGCAGATGGAACGAGTGCCAGAGATCAGCCGCTTATTTATGAAACTTCAACAGCGGGCACAATCAGAGAAGATTTTTTTGATCATGAATATGATGAGGCCGAGAGAGTGATAAACGGCTATTTCGATCCGAACGGCTATCATGATGAACACTCGATTTACTTTGTGTATGAACTGGACAAACGATCGGAATGGACAGATCCAAAAGCATGGATCAAAGCCAACCCGAATCTGGGGGTCACGAAAAAAGAATCTATATTGGCATCCAAGGTAGAACGCGCGAAAAATAATCCGATTGCAATCAAAAATCTGGTTTGCAAGGAATTTAATATAAGAGAAACCGATACCGAATCCTGGCTGTCATTTGACGAGCTGAATAATACTGCAACATACGATATCGGAAAACTAAAACCCCGATATGGTCTTGGCGGAGTTGACTTATCCTCCAGCGTAGACCTTACCGCTGCTTGTGTGATATTTAAAGTACCGAAAGACGATCATGTTTACAGCATGAATATGTTTTGGCTTCCGGAAGCTTTGATGGAACAGAAAATCAAAGAAGATAAAATTCCATATGACCTTTGGCAGGAACAAGGGCTGGTTGCGACTTGCCCTGGAAACAAAATTCATTACAAATATGTGGTCGAATGGTTTAAAAAAGTACAAAGCATGGGAATCATGTTGCAGCATATAGGTTACGACGACTGGAGCGCTCAATATTTTGTAGAGGACATGAAAAACACCTTCGGTGAAGAGGTCATGGAATCTGTAAAGCAGGGGACCAAAACGCTATCGAGCCCAATGAAAACATTGGGAGCTGATTTAGCTGTAAAGATAGTCAACTACAATAATAACCCGATACTAAAATGGAACCTTGCAAACACCAGAGTGAAAATTGATAAAAACAATAATATACAACCGGACAAAGGCAAGAACCCAACAAAACGAATAGACGGAACGGCGGCCTTGCTTGACGCATATGTCGAGCTCGAAAGGCATCTTGAGGAATATATGGTGATGATATGAGCATATGGAACAATTTAAAAAAGCGGTTATTTGGAAGTGTGACAGAACAATACAAAATGGTCACACAGACACAGGAAGGGTTTTATAGTTTTGATGGCCGCTTGTACAAAAGCGATCTTATAATGGCGTGCATAAGACCGCTGGTCTCTTCCGTCGGGAAATTAACAGCAAAACACATCAGAGAGTCAATTGACAAAGACGGGAATAAGAATATAGCGACTAATCCTGATGTCTACATGAAATTCTTGCTTGAAGAGCCAAATCCATACATGACTGGGCAAACCTTACAAGAAAAAACAACTATTCACTATGCGTTAAACAATAACGCATTCACATTGATCGTCAGGGACGCAAATGGATTGCCGTATGAACTCTATCCGCTTCCTGCCATGGCCGCAACAGGAAAAATCATAAACAACGAATTGGCTATTCAATTTGTTTTTCCGAATGGCAAAATAAAATCTTTTGCGTACACGGATCTCATACACATTTCCAGAGACGCAATTGACGATTATATTTTTGGTAATTCTCCGACGCCAATGCTCAGGGAGGTAATGGAGACCGTAACAGTAATTGATCAAGGAATCATTGCGGCTGTAAAAAATGGAGGCATAATCAAATGGCTGCTTAAGTTCAAGCAGACCTTACATGACGACGACTTGAAGAAAAACGCAAAGACATTTGCGGAAAATTATCTTGATTACGAAACCACAAGTTCAATCGGTGTCGCCGCTGTAGATTTAAAGGCGGACGCCGAACGAGTAGAACCAAAAGATTATGTACCGAATGCACTCATACAGGACAGAATCACATCCAGAGTTATGAATTTCTTCAATGTTAACTTAAAGATAATCCAATCCACAGCAAATGAAGAGGAGTGGAATGCGTACTATGAGCAAGTAATTGAACCGGTGTCTATTAAATTGGCAAATGAGTTTACACGGAAATTGTTCAGTCGAAAGCAAAGAAGCTTCGGGAATCGTATTTATTTTGAGGCAGCCAATCTGGAACATGCCTCACTCGCAACGAAGCTCAACATGAAAGAAATGGTAGACAGAGGCGCGCTCACACCTAATGAGTGGAGAGCCGGTCTGAACCTTCCTCCGGTAGAGGGTGGCGACAAACCGATTCGGAGACTTGACACAGCACCTGTAGCAGAACTTAAAAAACAGATTGTTAACGATGTTATCGCTACAATAAAAAATCCGAAATCGAAAGGAGGTGAAAAGCAGTGAAAATCCCGATCAAGGGAACGATTATCCCGAATGACTATAAAGACATTTATGATTGGTTTGGTTATGAATCTACCAGTCCAAACGATGTGGAAGCTGCCCTTGAAAAGGCAAACGGAGAATCTATAGAAGTAGAAATTAATTCCGGAGGCGGCGAAATCTTTGCAGGCAGCGAAATTTATTCAAAAATAAAAGCTTACGCCGGGAATAAGATTATAGAAATCGTTGGACTGGCAGGATCCGCAGCCAGCGTGATTGCAATGGCTGCAAAATCCAGAATATACCCGGCCGCAATGATGATGATACATAACGTCGCTTCGACAGCAAGCGGCGATTTTAATGCTCATAATCATGAAGCGGAGATATTGCTGGAAGCAAATAAAGCCATAGCCAACGCATATGAAGCCAAAACAGGTAAGACACAGGATGAGTTATTGGAATTGATGAATGCTGAAACTTGGATGAACGCCAAAACTGCCTTAGAAAATGGATTCGTAGATGAAATGGCAGATGGAATCCTTATGAACGGATTTGGATGCCGAATCCTGACTGAAGCAGAAATACGGGAAGCAAGAGCAGAAATCGAAAATGAAAACAAAAGAAAGATTGAGCGGGAACGGCTTAGTCTAAAAAAAATGGAGGTAATCTAAAAATGACAAAAGAAGAATATGTAGCCAAGAGAAAAACACTGCTTGATGAGGCAGAAAGCTTTGTCAATGCAGCAAAATTCGAAGATCTTGAAGCAAAGAAAAACGAAATAAGCGAACTGGACAATGTTTATGAGAAGCAGATCCAGGCACAGGCAGATATGGAGGCCATGAAAGACCACATTGCACCTGCTGTAGAAATGGCAGATGTAGTATCGGGCGAAATCATAGCTGATGTTGACGAGAAAAAAATGTACGAGGATGCTTTTTCGAAATTCTTCCTCGGACATAAATTGACTATTGAGGAATCGAATGCTATAGAAACCCACAAATTCCAGAATGACACCATAGACAGTGGGAGTAACGCACTGGTGATTCCGGAGAGCCTCAAAGATGCGATTTGGAAAGCCGCAACAGAAGCTCATCCGGTTCTGAATGCCGTAGCTCCTACGTTTATCCAGGGCGATGTTGTATTGATCGTGGATGAAAACGAAGATGCGGACGGAGTTTGGGTAGACGAAGATACCGCCGCTTCCGGAGATGATGTGCCGATTATAGAGATTCCGCTGAAAGGAAATGAACTTGTAAAGTGCGTCACCGTAAGTTGGAAACTCAAAAAGATGTCCATATCGGCGTTCATTCCTTATTTGGGACAGAAAATCGGCGAAAAGGTCGGAAATGCGCTTGCTAAATCATATTTCACAGGACTTGGGCAACCCGGGACTGAGGATGACTTCAAGGGTCAGGCAACCGGCGTAGTGACTAAATTGGAGGCAGAAGACGAAACTCCCCAGATAGTGAATTATACAGGAACTCCTACCTATACCGAACTGATACAGTTTAGAGCACTGGTCAAAAGCGGGTATGCCGATGCAATGTATGCAAAGAGCGACTTCATCTGGAACAAACTGGCAAATGTTCTTGACGGAAACGACAGACCTTATTTCATACCGGATCCGACATCCGGCGGCGTAGGAAGAATGTTTGGCATTCCTGTTTTCGAAGAAGACGGGGCTCCCAATGACGGGCTGATTCTTGGCTCGTTTGCAAAGGCTTATGGAGCAAACATTAATGAGGCTATATCGCTTTACATGGAGGATCGTGTTAAAGACAGACAAACGGACTACATGGCCTACATGATAGCCGATGGATCTCCCATGACAACGAAGGCGTTTGCTTACCTAAAAAAATCAGCGTAGCAGTAACACCATCGACCACGACATTTGATCTGAACACTGCTAACGCAGATTATGACGATGTCGTGGTTACTGCAACTGATGAAGTGACCGGGCTGAAACTTGGCACGGCCACAGTCGATGCGGCAAATTACAGCGTAAGCGGAAATGAATTGACAATTAAAAAAGAATATCTTGACGATCTTGAGACGGGTGCACATGTATTTACTGTTTTAACAGCAGATGGCAACGGAACGTTGACTATAACAGTAGTTGACACGACACCAACGGCGACACCTAACACAGCAACGTTCGATAAGAACACAGCTGGGGCAGGATATGATGACGTAGAGAGCGTTATCGCCAATGGTGAAGTGAGTGCAGTAAAGAACGGTGGCTCCACCGTCAATACTGACAATTACACCGTTATAGAAGGAATACTGACCATCAAGAAAGAATATCTTGTGGGGCTTACGGTTGGCGAAAAAACATTTACGATCGAAACTGATAACGGAAATTGCACCATAGTAATTACTGTGGTTGAGACAGCAAGCGTACTGCCAGTATCGGCGACATATGACCTGAATGCGGCGGGTGAGAACCATGCTGACATTGAAGCCGTAGTAAGTGACGGGACGGTAAGCGCAGTGAAGAACGGCGAAGATGCACTGACACCGACTACAGACTACACAGAATCATCCGGAACAGTAACATTACTGTCAACATATCTGGCCACATTGACCGTTGGAACATATAGCATAATTATTGAGACCGACAACGGCAACTGTGAAATAGCACTGACAGTAGAAGACACTACCACTTAAATTATTTCGAGAACGGAGCACCCAATTCGGGTGCTCCATATTTTAGAGAGGACAAGGGAATGGCAGGAACCATACTTGCAGATGATATAAAAACGGCAATGCGTATGCAACATAACGAACTAAACGCGGATATTCAGCGCAATATCAATGCCGCAATTCTGGAATTGCAGAGAGTTGGAATATCTGCCGTGGCAGAGCCTGTTACTGCGCCTGCGGAAAATCCAAACAACGATCTCATCAGGATCTGCATAGAATTTTATGTTAAATGGCAATTCAACTTTGAGGGAGAGGGAGCCAGGTATAAGACGGCTTTTGAAATGACCAGAGATTCCCTGTCATTGTCTGCGGCGTATAGGGAGGAAGAAGAATCTGATGTATGACGATATCATCTATTTGATTCAGGAGGCGGTAACGGTGGCCGACACAGGCGAAGAGGCGTTTGCGCTTAGCGAAAATCTCAGATACGCCAAAAAAAAATCGGTCGGCATGTCTGAAACATATAAAGCGTTAGCGCTCGGACTAAATGCGGAGATAGTTTTTGAACTGGCAGATTATGCGGATTATTCCGATGAAACCAAGCTGAAATATAACGATGAGCTCTACCGCATTTTACGGACATATCGGAATGGCCATAGGCTTGAAATAGTAGTGACCAGAGACAACCACACGGAGGATTGAAATGGCTATCCCCAGCAGCGTAAAAATTAAAAAAGACGGAGTCGAGTATCTGAACAATGTAGATCGTGTTAATTATACAATCAACGAACTCACCAGAGCCGCTTTAAAAGACGTCGGGAAATTTATATGCAATAGGGCAAGGAAGAAACTGCCACGCAAGACCGGAAGAGCCAGAAAAAATTTGCAATATTGGGTAAGACGCAAACAGAAAAAACCGGATCTGCAGATTGGATATAAACCGGGTGGCTTTTATGGCGGATTCTATGAAGTTGGATCCGAAAAAACAAAAAAGACAGCTCCTATATATACCAGTATTGCTGAAAATATAGCTACTATTGAAAAAATAGAAGGACAATATCTGTCTGGTATCAGCTCTGAAGCCGGAACAATGGCAAAAATAAATGAAAGTGAGGTGTTGAGCAATGACGGGTAAAACTGTAGCTTTTAAAAAACAAATATATGCAGAGTTATCAACGCTTTGCACCAGGGTAAAAAGCCGCATAACAAGAGCTGCCCCTAAAGACTATCCGTACATTGTGTTTAACAAATCTGTGCTGGAAAAAAAAGACTGGAATGAAAAGATACAGCTTGAGATAAATGTAGTGGGATATGGCGATATGGGCGATGGCGTGAGTGATTTGGCTGATTCGGTTGAGGAAATGTTTGATCATTATTTTTATATTAACGCTGCAATAGCGTTTGAATCGTACCTGAATACGAGAACACCTATCGAAGAACAGGACAAGGAAGTCGTTAGAGAACGACTCTTGTTCGACGTTTATTTAACTGAAAGAACGGAGGAATAACATGGGATTTTTTAACGGAATGACAAAAGACACTCCCAAGAAGTTTATGCTTGGCGCGGGAGCGTTTTTTAAGAATTACGAATATGGCGTAGACAGCTACGAAACGGCCAAGGCTTCAGGAAAACTGCTTGGAGCAACTACGGGAGGCGGATCCTTTACTGCTACGCCCACAGTAAGGCAGACGGAACTTGACGGAGCTCCGGCGAATACGGCAGAACTGCAGAATATTGACGAATGGGCTGTGTCCATGGTGGCTAATGTTAAGGAGGCTACAGCCGCGTTGCTACAGGCAGCACTGGGAGCGGCAGATATAGATGAGTCTGATACTGATTATGACAAGGTGACCGCTCGTGGAGATGTGGAATCCGGGGACTACTTGGACAACATTACTTGGATAGGCAGAATATCCGGATCCGATAAACCTGTAATTATAATACTGAAAAACGCAATGTCGCATAACGGTTTGGCATTGACCATGGCAGACAAATCAGAGGCAGTGATAGCGGTGACTATTATAGGACATTACGCACTGGAGGATATTGCTGACGGAGATTATGCTGCTCCGTTTGAAATATACTTCCCGAAAATTACATCCTCTACACCAACAGCTGATCCTGAGAGTGATACTTTTGATAAAAATTCATCCGGTGAGAACTATGACGACATGGTTACGGCTATATCCGGCGGGACTTTAACAGCCCTGAAACTTGGTGGCGCAACTGTGAATACAGATAATTACACAGTCGCATCCGGAACACTGACCATCAAAAAGGAATATCTCGCAGGACTGGCGGAAGGAATTAAGATCTTTACTATAGTTACTGCGAACGGCAACTGTACCTTTACCGTGACTATTACAGACACCACAGAATAGGGGGCTGTATTATGCGTAAATTAAAGACGACTGACATTTTTAACGCTATGCGCCTTATGAAAAAAGCAGAAGTCCGGGAACAGTTTATGCCATACATAGACGGCATAAGCGAAAAAGGCCTGTCAACAGAAGATATAGGCATTGACGGATTTTTATATCTTATGGAGATCATGGCAGAAAAAAAAGCTGAAAATGCCATATATGAGTTTTTAGCAGGCCCGTTTGAATGTGCAGCAAAAGACGTAGAAAACATGGAACTGAGCGAACTCATAGTCAATGTAAAGCAGCTTGCCAAGGAGAACGATCTCGGGGTTTTTATGAGGTCGTTGTCCGGTTTGAATGGGAAGGTATAACCGATCTTATTCATCGCCGATACGGCAACGTCGAATTCATATTGGATATGGAGACTGAGGAAGCCGCCACGTTTTTGTTGTGGCTTGCTGAAGAGGATCAAAAAGAAAGATTGTGGCAGCAATGGCTGCCATTACAGCAGTGGGTGAGCTGGGAAGAATTTTACGAATCATCAAAACCCATAGAGCTAAAGCCCGAAACCGAAATATTAGAGGATGTTGCAAGCATAATGAATGCAACGAAAGGATAACATGGAGATTTTTAAGCTGTTCGGGACTGTAATGGTCAACACGGACAAGGCCAACAAATCAATATCGAAAACAGGGGATCATTCTGAAACTCTTCGCGGTAAACTCGGTAAAGGCATCAAAACTGCTGCTAAATATGGAGCTGCATTTGCAGCGGCGGGGGCTGCTGTAGTAGGTGCAATGGTGAAGCTGGCTTCAAAAACGGCAGCGGCAGGAGATGAGATTGACAAAAACAGTCAGAAACTCGGCATCTCTCGACAGACTTACCAGGAATTGAAATTTGTAATGTCTCAATGTGGTATGGACATCGAGAAATTTAAAGGCGGCATGAAAAAACTGACAAACACGGTTTACGATGCCGTTGATGGCAACGAAGAATATGCCGCCGCATTTGACAAAATAGGGGTAAAACTCAAAGACAGTAACGGCGATTTGAGGGACCAGGAAGACATTATGTGGGATACTATTTCGGGCTTGCAGGGAATGACAAACCAGACAGAAAAAGCAGCTCTCGCAAATGAACTGTTTGGTAAAGCGGGAGCAGAAATGATGCCGCTACTCAATCAGAGCTCCGGATCTATTGAAGAAATGCGTAAGCAGGCGGAAGAGCTTGGGATTGTGCTGGATGATAAAACAATAGATGCATCGGTCAAATTTACGGACACTATGGACCAGGCCAAAAGAGCCTTCGACGCCATAGTGATCAAGGTCGGTGCAAAAGTAATGCCGATAGTACAAAAGATGCTGGATTGGGTTATTGAACACATACCGGAGATAGGAGCGATATTTAGCGCCGTCGGCAAAGTGGTCGGAACTGTCGTAAAGTATGCCATGAAAATAATCCGCAAGCTGATAGAGGTCTTTGATGCGCTATTCAGTGGCACAAAAGGCAATGCAAAAGTTTGGAAACAGCTCTGGCACGATATCAAAAAGATACTTAAAGGAGCAGTAGATGTGATTCTTGGCATCCTGCAGGTTTTCATAGATTTGTTCAATGGCGACTGGGATGCTTTATGGAAAGACACAAAAAAACTCGCCAAAGATGCTGGTAAACTAATTGCCAACATTATAAAACTTGCACTTATGGCAGTGGTTGCCATTATAAAAGGAGTCGGCAAGCTGATCAAAAAAGCTGCAAAAGCTGTTTTCGGGAAGATCGGCGACGGATTTAAAGCAGCATGGACTGCTATAAAAAACTGGGTTGTAGATGTATTCATGTGGCTGCCGAACAAAATAAAAAAGCTTGGAAATCTAAAAGACGTCGGGAAAGCGATACTGAAAAGCCTCTTACAGGGCTTCAAAGATATATGGAACAATATAAAAGACTGGGTAAAAGATAAAGTTGAGTGGATAAAAGAAAAATTTACGGGTGCTAAAGATGAGGCGAAAAATACACCTAAAAGACAAACAAAATCAACAAAGCACGCAGTGGGTTTGAATTATGTTCCATATGACGGATATTCGGCGACATTGCACGAAGGCGAAAAAGTTCTTACAAAGGCTCAGGCACAAGAATACGATTCCGGAAGCATTGGCGGGAGCAATGTTGAGGGCCTCCTCGAAGATGTCGTAATGCTACTGAAGGCTCTGAAGAACCAAGAAAAAACCATATCACTGAATAAACGAGAACTTATGAGGATCCACAATGAGCTATAAAATTGAAAAACTGAAATATGTAAACAGTCTGGGCAACTCTATCCAGTTTGGAGGATCTCCTTATTTTGTCAACGAAAACAATCTCCGCGATTTTGCATGGTCGTATTCTGAAATCAACAACAGTATAAGCAAATTGGATAGAAACGGTATTGTCACCAAAAGTTTAACGGTGAAAATTCTCGCTGCAGAAGCTGATTTGTATGATGCTTTGAATACTCTGCATAAAGCGATGGATACCGACTGTGTTAAAGATAGCCGGGGGAAACTCTATATAGGCAATTATTATTTGGAATGCTGGATCACAGAAGCTGCAAACAAGGGATATACAAAAAGCGGTTACTTAGAAAGAACATTGTCTGTGGCGACAGACAGACCATATTGGACGAAGGCCGAAACATTCGAGTTCAGAAAGACCGGATCCACGATCGAATCTACCGGGCATGACTATCCATTTGATTATCCGTATGATCTTGGCGTTGGATCTGATGTGTCCTTCCTGGAGGTTGACAGCTTGGGGTTGTGTGATTTTGAAATGATAATATACGGCCCCGTAACTGACCCGGAAGTCGTGATCAACGGACAGATATATAAGGTCTATACAGACATATACTCCGGAGAGTTCCTACGAATAAATAGCAAGAATAAAGAGATTTTCAGATATATGTCTGACGGCATCCCGGTGAACAAATTCAATAATCGGGCTGACGATAATGTGTTTCAAAAAATTCCTGCCGGAAAAAACAATATAACATATAACGTGCCGGCAGGAATAGATATCACCTACTATGATGAAAGGAGCGAACCAAAATGGATTTCGTCATAGCAAGGGGTGTGAAAAATACCAGCTGGGAACAAATAACACAGCTGGAGGCTTATACCGATATTGAGTATCAGATGGTAGAGACCACCTCTGGTTCCGGAAGGTACAAAATAGCTTCCGTTAAGATGGTACCTGTGCCCGTGACGAAGTTTAGACCTGTCTCAAAACTCATCGATAAAGAAACAGTAGAAAACCAGGGGATAGGATCTCTTGCAAGATTCAACAGCCTGGATGTAGAAATTGGGATATCTGGTATTGCAAGTAATGATTTTGAGCTCAAAATCGCGCGAAATGACAGTATATTCTACGGGCTCAACTTCGGGGCTTTTATATTCTCTTCTGATACTGAGTTCGGAGGCATGCTGGAACAGATCGATGTGGACACATCCACGGATGAACTGATATGGACCGGGATCACATGGAGGGGCATGCTTGATAAGGACATTATAGATCCCGGAACCGACGATTATAAAATTGTCTCCGGGGAAGCGAATGAAATTATTGCCGATATACTTTCGGATGGGTGCGGTTCGTTTTTCACCGTTTCCGACACCAATACCGGAGTGACCTTTACAGACTACCAGTTTGATAGATATACCAGCAAGCTTAAAGGTCTCACAAAAATGCTGGCCACTGAAGGATATAAACTGAAAATCTGGGCTGAGGACGGCTGCCCGAATGGCGTCATGAAGGTCTACGCCGAAGCTGTACCTATCAATGACTATTCGGAAGAGATTAGGTACGGAACAGACAACGATGTGGATCTCACGCTCACGGATTATCGTGGTGGCATAAATCATCTGATTTGCCTGGGCGACGGTGAACTCTCGGCAAGACGCCGGATCGATATATATGTGACCGATGAAGACGGCAACAGATATAGCGGTGCACAGGAGCGCAGCGCTATTTATGATTGCAGTAGTGTTGAGGGTGATACTGATTCCGAAAAGGCTGCAAATTTACTGTCGGCGGGAAAGGAACAATTAAAAACATTGGCCAACAGCCAAAGCATGGGCATGACTATAGATGATACTCCTGCTGATATAGGAGACATCATAAATGGTTTGGATCGAACCACAGGGCTTTCACTCTCAAAACCACTAACGAAAATGATATTAAGAAAAACATATAACACAGAAACGATAGAGCACGGCCTTGAAGAGGCAGAAACATCTACAGAGGAGGAGATTGCATAATGATAATAATTGATGGCCATCATGGCGAAGAAGTCATAAGCAGCCAGCAGATAGCGGACAGCAACATGGCATTGTATGGATCAGAGAATTATGTATTGCCACAGGGAAGCCAACTTGCTGCATCCATAGTATCAAATAACGAAGTTGACATATCAGATGGCCTCCTGGTCCATCAGGGGCACAGGGGCGGCATCGAAGTTGGACAGGACGAAGACGTGACTATTGAAAATGGTGCGGCTGGTGTCAAAAGAAGAGATCTTATTGTAAGTAAATACATAAAAGACGAAACAACTTTGGTTGAAACTGTGGAACTGGCAGTCATTAAAGGCACAGCTGCAGCATCTGATCCCGCGGACCCGGAATACACATCCGGAGATATACGAAATGGTGCGGTTCTGGACGAAATGCCATTATACCGTGTTCACATAGACGGTATAAGCATTGTAGCCGTAGAACGGCTCTGGGAATATCCGGAGAGCATGCCGGTAACTGAGGAAGGAGCATGGGCGTTTGTGCCTATGATTGCCCCGTATGCCCTCACATTGCCGTCAGGGTT